GAAGGCAGAGCTAAAGCACAAGGTTGATGAACTGGAGATGGGGCGAGACTTGAAAAACGTCAAGGCCGCTTCCGGCGCGGTTGCGAAATTGATCACAAGCGAAAAGGACGATCAAAACATAAAACAGGCTGAAGAGGCTGTAATGAAGCGTTGGGGTAAAGACTCCGACGCGGAGAGCACAAAAAAAGGATTGTTCCAGGCTTTGGTTGACGAGCTTTTGAAAGCCCGTGCGTCGAAAAGAGAGGGCTAAAAATGAAACTGATTTTAACAGAAAGCTATCTTGGCGAGTTCGATCAAAAGCCGGATTTGTTGAAAGAGAGAGCCATAAACGCGGCGTCAAAAGCCGTTTCTTCTCTTTTGCAAAAATCGTTTTCTGCATCTTGCAGCCATGACGTGTTGCAGAAGGCGTCAAGTGATGCGAGGGGCGGGCAAGTTGACGCGCTAGATCGCATCACAGATCGTGTCACGGAACTTTATGCGAGAAGGATCGAGAGGATGAAAATAGATCTGGTTGAGGCGGTGAAGACTCGATGAAGGCTAAGATCTTAGCGTCTAGTATTGATGAACTTGTAAAAGCTCACCACGATGCTTTTGTTGTTGAGCTTTTGGGGGCAGAAGGTTCGGGCCTATCGGTGAAGCGTGTGCAGGAGCTTGTCAAGATGGGCGTGTTAGATCCTCAAAAGGTTTCGGGCTGGATGATCCCAGGCATGAAAAACGATATGGATATGTTCGTTTTTACCCGCTTGATGTCCAAGGTGATTGATGACACGTCGCCGGAAACACAACATGAGCTTAGAGATTGGACGTTAGATCAATGGAAAGAGGCCATTGACGATAACTTTGAAAAGTACACCGTTGAGAGAGGCCCCGAAACAGGAACAGTGCAATTTGGTCAGATCGAAAAGCCGCGTGTCCCTTCCGATTCGACACCGCACGCGGTGCCTTTAGATCCAGACGCAGCGCCGGAATGGATGGGGAATGCAGAGCGCCACGCATATTATGAAGCGAGGACCAGATCGGGACAATTCGCACGCCACCTTGGTGATGTGATCTCCGAGGATTTGCAAAACCTTGTGCGAGAGACTTGGCAAGAAGAAGACATAGTGACAGAGGCCGATGCAGAGCTTAGGCAGGAGCGACTAGACCAGCTCCGAGAGGCTACGGGCGAGGCTTTAGCCACGCACCAAGATCCCGAAAAATTGGCTGTCGATATGATGCGGATCACAGACGATTGGGAGCACAACTGGGAGCGCATAGCGCGAACCGAGATCCAAGCAGCATATAATGATGGTCGGGTTTTGGATGCGCTAGAGAATTATGGGGCCGAAACACAGATCGCTAGATTCCCAGAAAAAGGGGCGTGCGCTCAGTGCCAAGAGCTTTTGACACACAGCAATGGCGTCCCGATTGTTTGGCCTATTGAACAACTGATTGAAAACGGAACAAATGTGGGAAAACCGCGTTCAGCTTGGAAAGCCAGCATTTACCCGCTCCACCCTAATTGTCGTTGTGATACAGTGGTTGTGCCACCTGGATTAGTGGTGGACAGAGATGGCCGCATGAAGAGGCCGGAAGAGATGGAGAATATTGATGCAAATTGAAACATTTTCGGTGTGGGCACCGATGGAAACTTTTGAAAAATCGAGGAACCCAAACGGCGGCGACTCCGAGGATATGGTTGGGAAGATAGGCGGCATTGTTAGCGCCCAAACGGTCGATCAACAAAAAGAAACTCTGTCTCAAGACGGCGTTGACTGGTCCTATTTTTTGGATAAGGGTTGGTTCAACTATGAGCATAACGCTGGGCCTGATAATGTTTTAGGACACCCAGAAAGGGTGAGTGCCACAACTTTTCAAGGCAAGCCAGCCACAAGGGTTGAGGGTGTCTTGTACCTTGCAAAAGCAAAAGCAAAAGAGATTTTCGAGACTGCGCAAGCGATGAAAAAGGCTGGAAACGCCAGACAGCTTGGGTTTTCGGTAGAAGGGCAAGTTCTTGAAAGGGACTCTTCCGACAAAACCAAGATTAAAAAAAGCCGTGTTTTGAACGTAGCGATCACCGCGCACCCCGTGCATCCAGACGCAAGGCTTGAGGTGTTGGCCAGATCGTTGACTGTTGCAAAAGGCGGCATTGGGTACAGCAGTGGGACCACAACAGATCCAGGGGCCTCCCTTTCGCCACTGTTGCCCCAATCTATCAACGCAACTCCAAGCCTTGCCACATATGGGGCTGCGGCGTTTAGGCGCAAAAAAATGAGTGTCAATGAATTGGCCCTTTTGCTCACAAGCACGTTTCCGGCTTTGGACTACGCGCAAGCGTTATCTGCGGCTGTTGAAATATCTAGGGCTGTAAAAGCATAAGATATAGATATCATTGGGTTGACAAACGGCGCTGCACAATGGATCATGGTGGCGCTTGAGCGTTGCTTTGCGCAACAAACCAAAAACAAAAAAGGAGAACAAAAATGGACTCAACACAAAAAAGTCTCTATGACCGTTTGGTGATTGCGGGACTGAGCAACGAAGAAGCAGAGGAGATCGTCAAGTCGCAGCAAGATGCTGTTGACGTAGATCGCCTCACAAAAGCTATGGAAGGCATCAAAGAAGCCTTTACAGCAGACGAAGAAGAAGAAAAGGACACCGAGACTTTGGAGCTTTTCGAGCAAAATGACAACATTGTTGACGCGGTGACAAAGGGTGCAGATGCGCTTTTAGCGGAACAGCGCAGCCAGTACGACGCTTTGAGTAAAGCTGTAACAGCTCTGACTGAGGAAGTCATAGAGCTACGCGGCGCAGTCTCCAACAGCCAAGACGTTGTGCAGAAGAGCCTTTCCAGCGCACAGCAAGCCCTCAATGAGCCTGTGCTCAGAAAGAGCGTTGGCACGGTCGAGGTTATCCCGACGCCAGCAGAGGCGGCAGAACACGCAAGCAACGCACCTCTCTTGATTGAAAAAGCAATCAACGAGATTCAGCTCACACAAACAAGTGACTCACGGCGCTCGGAATTGCGAAAAGCAATTTCGATGCTTGAATGCGGGTTAAGCCCCGCCGAAGTCGCAACAACATATAGCATCGCTAATTAAGAAGGAGATTTTTGAAAATGAACATGCCTCAAATGAATGATATGGTAAGTGTTGGCGATCTTGCAGAGCTGAATAAAGCGTTGCGAAAGTCAACAGTAGGTTATCAGACAACTGCATCCGGTGGCGGCAATCTTGCTGCGCTGGTGCCACAATCCATCGAAGGAACGCTTGCCTCGGCAACGTACACGATGAAAGAACTTGCACTTTGGCCCGCAATGGCAAAGAGCCAGGTTACAAACACGGTGCATGAATACAGCGTTATTCAAGACCACGGTATGGATCTCGATCCCTTTATTGGAGAGGGTGAAATTCCGCTTACAAATTCAAGTTCCTATCTTCGAAAAAATTTAAAAATAAAATATCTCGCCGAGATGCGCGAAGTGTCAGATGTGGCAACTCTCGTCAACGTGCTCGGTGCTAACCCCTCCATGATTGCAGAAGAGACAGAGCGAGGAACGCTGCGATTACTGCAATAATTGGAACGTCTACTTTTTCACGGTGACGAATCGATCAACGATAAGGGCTTTGATGGAATCATCAAGCAAGTTGAAACAGGCGCACCAGATAACGTGGAAGACATGGCAGGGGCAGAGATCACACCGCTCAAGCTGCAAGAGATGCTGGGCAATGTAACAGCGGCTCCTAACTTTGGACGCCCCGATTGCATTTATGTTGAGCCTCAAGTTCACGCTAACCTGATTCAGCAAGCTGTGACGTATGGTCGCCATGACCAACTGAGCCAAGGTGGACCTAGTGGTTTGACTTTTGGCGCTTCTGATTTGTCCATCACTGGGCCATATGGTCGAGTGCCTGTCAAGCAAGCACCATTCCTGTTCACCGCTTATGCTCCTCCTTCAGCAGCTTCACACTCTACTTCTCCCGCAGCCCCTTCGGTTGTCGGTGGAAACAGTGGGCCAGATGCCGGATCTGGAACAGATTGGGTGGCGGCAGACGATGGAACATACATTTGGCAAATTGTGGGTGTCTCTTTAGCCAACGGGTACAGCTTGCCAGTTTCGCACACGATGACGATTGACAGCACCGCGTCACCAGCCGACGTGAACCCACGGATCCAGCTCGGCGTGTCTAGTGCTTACGATTATTACAAGGTTTACCGATCTTCTAAAGGCGGCGGTGCATCAACTTGTAAATGGATTTTCGATATTGCAAACGATTCTTCGACTGCTACCAACATCGACGATTCACACGATGTGAAATATGACACGTCGAAGGTTTTGATTGCACAACACGATCCAAGTGCCATGATGTTTTTCCGGCTCCTTGATTTCTTGCGCAGACCGCTTGCGGAGACTAAGACAACTAGGCCATTTCTCCTTATGTTGTTTGGCAGCCCCGCCATTTTGACACCGAAAAAATTCGCGGTGCTGAAAAATGTGGCTGGTGGATTGCACAGCTAGTCAGCCCTTTCGTTGACTTGATCAGGCGTTGCGGTTGTGGGCCTTCGTGTCCACAGCCGCAACGCCATAAAAAGATGAATTTGCGCGGAGGAAAAACATGGCAGTGTTTCACAAGACGCATAAGAATATGGGCCTCAGTGCTTTTGGGCAGCATTTTCAGATCGGGGAGGATGGCAAGTTATCGCCCGATCCCGACAAGGACACGGCGGCTTTGTTCGCTAAAATTCCAGACTACACTGTTACAGGTGAGCCTGAGAAAGAGCCTGAGAAAGAGCCTGAGAAAGAGCCTGAGAAACCAGCAGTCAAAAAGTCGGCTCCAAAAAAGAAGAAGACGACACGCAAGAAAAAAATATTTTAGGGCAAGAGGAGGTGAAGAAACATGGCGGATATGCTAGACTCTCTCACCGATTCTTGGCTCAAAGAGAGCTTTTTGCTTGGTATAGATCTGACGCTTGACGACGGATCGCCCTATCCTGACACGCTTTACACACAATCAATTTCCAGCGCCATAAGTTACGTTGAGCACGAGCTTGGGATCGTGCTTAACGAGATCTCTGTCGATAACGAGCGCCACGATGCGCTTGATATCAATCGGGCGGCTTGGTGGCCGCTTCGTCTCGATAGAAGGCCCGTGCTTGAAGTGACTAAGTTTGAGCTTCGTTTCGGGAATTACCAGCCCGTGAATATTCCTGTCTCTTGGTGTCAGATTTTGTCACCAGAGCATGGGCAGGTACACTTGATTCCAAGCCAAGAGTCTCTTGGATCCTACCTTTACCGCGCTGGAGTCCCGTTGATAATGGGTGACACGCTCACGCCCCATGCGTATATCCCAGGCTATTTCCAGATAGGTTACAAAGCAGGTTTTGAAATGAGGGGCGGCACCGTTACAATGCCTTCGGGGGAGCAGCAAGTTAGCGTCACGCTAAGCGATGAAATGCCTAACGCAAATTATTTTTTGGATTATGCGACAGGCAACAACTCGCTTGGAAGAATTACGATTGACAACAAAAGCAAAAGCTCTTTTGACATAAAAACACAAAATACGGCTGGTGGAGGTAACGGTGAGATCAAGTGGGGGATCACAACGGTTCCCGCCGATCTAAAACACATTGTGGGGCTAAAAGCTGCCATGCTTGGGCTCGATGTTGCGGGCGATCTCATAGCCGGGGCTGGTGTAGCAAATTACTCCATCGGTGCTGATGGTGTACATCAATCTCTCGGCACAACGAGCAGCGCGACGAATAGCGGCTACGGCGCAAGAAGGCTTGCTTTTGAAAGAGAGCTGAAGGCCCTCCTTCCCGCTCTTCGGGCAAAGTACAAAACTATGAACTTTGGGTGTGTGTGATGGATTTTCCAAGCAGACCACCTAGCAAAATCACACCCAGACCGGACTTTCGGCCTGAAGATTTTCGCAAGCTCATGTTCCATCGGGGGATGGATATTGTTTGGGAACAGGCGCAAGAATGCCCTTGCCGAAGACGCGCCCAAGATGTTGCAGGGGCGCGGTTTTCTGCAACACATTTGGCAAGCGATAACCCTGGAGCTACAACAGAGGCTAGGCCGGACTGCGATATTTGCAAAGGCGGTGGCTACTTTCATCACTCAGCGCAAGACATAAAAGGGCTTGTAACCCGCGCCAGTGCTACACCAGAGGCTTATTCAGCGTGGGGTGCTTATGCGCGTGGTATGTCCTATTTCACACTTTTACCGGAGCACCTTCCTTCACTTTTCGATAGAGTGACACTCAAAAATTCTGTCATGATGTTTCGTGAATCAAGGACGCGCACAAGCTCAAACATAGAAAAACTTAGGTATCCCATTGTTACAAGGCAATTGGATTTGGATACAGGTTTACAGTCTGTTAATGTTCTGCACTTGCAGTCCTCCGAAACCGATGGGCTTACAACGACAGCTAACACGCTCACACAAGGAACTGACTTTGCTGTAACCGCCAACGGTGAACTTGATTTTTCAATAGGCGGTACACCTCCAGCAGAGGGCACCAGATATTCGGTGTCCTATCACGCAAGCCCGCGCTACACGATTGTGGATCACCCTCACACATACCGTGACACGTTTGTTCAGATCAAAGCCCCCAGCATCGCTTTCTCTCCTATGCCCGTGCAGTGCATTGGCAAGCTGGATTTTTTAGGGGATAGCGAATGAACCGGAGCCGACGAGAAAAGATGCGCAGAGAGTGGCACAAGGCGCTTGGGATAAACCCAAGAGGGCAGAAGAACCGAATGAACCGCCTCGCTGATTCCATCGTGGCTGAATGGGGGGCGCTTGCACGCACAGAGGGCAACCTAAACACGACGCTTGGCCCTTACCTCAAAGCCATTCAAAAGCGTTCGGTGACTGCCACCAGTTGCACCATCGAGCTTCCAGGCAAAAAGGGGATGATTGTCAAGGACGAGATCGGCAGAAGCGTGAACCTCGCTACCATTGCGAGAATGATCGAATTTGGGATGCCAGCGATCAAGGATATGCGGAGCGTGATTTTAAAGGGCAGAGCACAGGTAAACGTCCCTTTCAAGTATGACAAAGGCATGATTGAGCAGCTTGGCGCGATGGGCCAGCACGGTGCTCAGGAGACAATAAAAAAAGCGCAGGGGTTAACCGCCTCGGTTGTGAAGCAAGGCAAATGGGGCGGTGAGATGATGGGATCTAACTACACGAAGATCATGTTTAACCCCCACACAAAAGCGCGCCACGCGGTGGACAAGTTGGCTGGTTTGCGACGGATGGCGAGCAAGCGAGATCCAGGCAAGGGCGCACAAAGCTCGAAAGAGGGGCGCACCTCGCGCTACATAAATTTCCGTGTTGCAAAGTTGAGCGGTTTACAAAACGTGAATGACAAACGGTGGTATCACCCAGGAGTCAAGGCGCGAAACCTCACTGAAAAGGTTCAAAAAACGATACCTGATTTGTGGAAGAGGTTGGCATAATGGCGGCGATCTTTGATTTGCATGTTTTGATCGCACTCCAAAATGGGTGGCGTCGTTTTTCGGGAAGGGCTTCGCCTTCGGTAGATCAGGACACCCACGGAATGCTGAACTTCACGCGACATTTCCCGCTTGTCGAAACTCCTGTTGTGCAGAGTTGGTTTGACGGGCTTGTGAAAGACAAAAACGTAACTTTTCGATCCTATGCAAGTCCAGGGCATGATGATTTTCCCCTTGTTGTCGTTCAACTCGCTGGGGAGAATAGGCACACAGACATGCTAGGAAACGCCGCGAGAGCTTGGGAGGATGGCGTTTCCTCGCAATATGTTGACGCTATGACCGTCACCCAGGAAGTTGAAATAACAATCATGACGCAAGCGCATGA